GCATCCTCTCAACTACAATGCGGACTTCTTCGAGAACCACGTTTTTTGTAATGTCCACGCCGTTCACGTAGATGTGAAGATCCGTTGAAGCACAATTTATTTTCATGCCCAAGGCTTTCACGTCGCCTTTTGAATTAGCAACGAAAATTTCCTCTTCCATCTTCATTCACCAGTTAATGGGGAAGCATAACAGCGCCCTTGCCGGGAAGGGGCGCCTGAACACTCGCATAAACCGCCAGAGCCGTACTCCAAAAAACATCATCATGACCGCCTACAGGATGCGCAAACTGAATATGTCCTGTCTTCATTAACTTGTATTTTTCAATGTTCAACTCAGCAGTCATGTCGACATCCTCAAGCCTATTTGCGGGAACATACGGGATTTTCACTTCGCTAGTGCGCATCTTCTCACGAAGGATCGTGGCCATTTCTTCTTTACTCTGAACAGTGAACCCAATGCCCATCACGCCTTGAATACCGCTGCGGACCATATCTTCAACGATGTAGTTGCCAACGCCGGTAATGTCTGCGTATATTGCTCTTACTTCGTGCCAGCGGTCTTGGAGGCTTTTCACGTAGCCGATTACACTAGCGTACTCGGTCTTCAACGGAAAACGGTGAACATGTACAACTCGTAGCGTTGACCCGGACTTTTCAGCTACTAAGACAACACTATAATCCTGTTCCTTACCAAAGTCCACGCCAACGTAAAACTCGCCCTTCGGCTGGTCCTGAAAATCATAGAGCTGCAACTGGCTGTCTATGCAGCTGACAATGAGGCTTTGCGTAAGCCAAGTGTCAACATCTTCGAGAAACTCGGCCATAAACTCCCGCTGGAAACGCTCAAACGGAAGCTGCTGCTTCATTTCGTTTATGAAACTTTGCGTGACTAAGCCTGCTTGTTTAGCATCTTCACAAGTAGTAACAAACTGTTTAAACTCCTCATTCTGGCACATCTTATAGAATACACTGTCCTTACTCCAAGGTGTGCTAGACACTATCAACGCGCCGTCAGTTGTGCTGAGCATTGGGTACAACACATTATAAAAGATAAGCTGGTCATCCTTGAAAAAAGCGGCTTCGTCACATATCACTTGATGTGCTGTGTAGCCTCTCAGTAGCTGCGGACTGTTGGGCAAGGCAACGATTCGGCTTCCATTCTTAAAACGCATTGTTGTCCGCTGCAACCTGTCTATAAGCAGCGACCGATAGCCTGCTGGCATACTTAATAGAAAATCTTGGATACGGTCGCTCATGATCATGCTCTGCCGGAGCGTAGGCGCCACAATAAGCGTCAAAGTCTTCGGATGCGTAGCAGCGAACCATATTGCTCTTACAGCTATGCAGGTTGTCTTGCCGACTTGACGAGACCAGCGCACAACGATACGCTTACTCTTCTCTTCCAGCAGTTTGGCCTCATACTCGAAAGGCTTGAAGTTAAAAAGAGTTTCCGCAAACTCAACAACATCATTGGGGATTTGGAGCTGACTTTTAGCGCCCCTTCCTTCTGCATGAGACTTTTCATACAACTGCTCTACTGCTTTTTTCAGCTTCTCTCCGCCGGATCTCGTTAACCATCCGCTCCAGCCGCTTTAAATCAGTCTGAAACTCTTTCTCATCAAACCCCTTACTCAAATTCTGCATAACCTGCGCCGTGTACGTTGCCAACCGTGCCCACTTCTGCCGCTGCTGAGGAGTAATGTTATACTCTTTCCCTTCATCATCTCGCAACCGCTTAACCTGACCCTTCGCAATCGAAAAAGCCAAATTAAATAAAGCATCAAGCTGCCGAAGCAGTTTAGCACGTATCTCCTGACTATCAACACGCGCAACACGACGAATTTTTACTAGGTATAGGGCTACCCTCTCAGATGACCTTACCGAAACCATATCTGAGACACCGCCCCTATACCTACCTTTTTCTTTTCACCGCTGAAAACTTCCCTGGCCCCGACTGTCAATCAGAACCTCACCCTTCTCAACATCAGGCACGTCGCTGACCTGCACCACCCCAGTGCCTGCGCTGCTGAGTATGTCAAGACGAGAAACAAGAGAAACACTCTCACAACGCCGAACATCATGAAAGCTTGAGGCAAGGATCAAGCTACGCAACCGCCTTTTAACAAGACGCCTCTCAACAGCCTCTTCGGACCGTTTATGCCTACACATAAATAAAATCCTCTGCATGCCACGTTGTCTCCTTTTGGGTGGAGCACGCAGCAACTGAAAAACAGCTAGTTATTTAAAATATAAGTCAGAAATCCTTTATATCAGTTTCTACAAGTTAAAAGCTGAAATAGGGTCAAAAACGTTAACCGCCACTTTTCCAGATAACTTTGCGACATTGAGCGCAGATAATAGCTAATACCATATGGTTAATAGTCCCTCTTGGATGATTAAGATCAGAGTAGATATCGCCCGTTTTCTTCTCAACCTGCCAAGCATATCCTTGCGTGAAGAACGTACCATGACAGTCTGGGCACTCCCAGATCTCAATCTCCTCGATGACGGTCTCTATCTTTGCAGGTCTCTTTTCATAAGTTCTAGAAACTTTTATTTTCGTTCTCTATCCTCCTATCTTCTTCTTTCCTTTTTCAAGTTTTTAATAAAATTTCGCATAATTATCGCCGTGCCCTCAGATTGCTCAATGAACTCCTTACTTACGTCCATCCATGTTAACAACCTTAAGAGTTCGCATACTGTGTCGCTGCGTGTGCGCCGAATCGCCTTTGCGGTTTCGTCTATCGCATTTAAAATATTTGCGTCTATTGTTAGAGATACCTGCGTCCTCATATCATAACCCCATTATTATGTAATTCTTCCAAGCTGCTCCAAATCATGAGAGTGGCATTTTTCACAAGATAAACAAGTCATTCTTCTGTTTTCACTTCCTCTCTGCTTTAGAGTTCTCTTTAGAGATCAGCGAATATCTTAACATCTTCCAAGCCCAGAATAATATCGCTTCTACGGTAGAATAGAAGTTGATGAAATCTCATTATCTCATTCCATTCAGACTTCATCTTTTGTAATGCTTCCCATCGAAGACTGCGACAAGAGTGCACCCGAAACGTACCGCTAAAATTAAACTTCGCGTCGCAGCGCTGACATTCAAAGAAGAGATCCCCTAGGATAGTACAGTCATAATATTCTGCACGCGCACTCCCTTTCCAATGACATATTGGGCAGTCTACTGTCAAATTCGTGCGCGCTAGCATTGGCGGTAACTTTTTACTTATTTTTTTCATTCTTCTTCCTCAGCCAATGTCTCTTCATTAACTTCTTCTTCAGTTTTGCCCCAGATCTCCACGCCAAAGCTGGTGAAAGCCCACTTCTTCCCGCGCTTCTCGATGATTTCTCTGCCGAAAGCTTTCAGAACATTGCGGTTAACCCGGTTAACTATCCTCAAAATCTTATGTTTCTCAAGATTGTACCGCGGCAACTTAGCCACAATATCTTTTGCCAATATTCCACCCGAGCCAACCTCATATATCAAACTAATGACAGCTAGGTCCATTTCGCTTTCACAAGCGACCTTTTCAACCAGAGGTCGTTCAAACCTAAAATAGTCTCCTAAACCATGAAAAATGATTCGCTGCATATGCTCAATACGGTCAAGTTTACCTTCTATCCGATGCAAAAGAGCCACTTCATACTTGTGTTTGCCAACTTTATCAGCCTGAGAACGCCTCTTAGGAATACTCCGCTTAGACTCTTCCATGCCTAACTATCCCCATGAAGTAAAAGTTGATGTTGACGCATGCACAAAATAGCCTTCTTAGGGTGCATTGCTTGCACTCCAAAGTAGTAAGTCTTGCGATATAGCCAGAAAACGCCCCATTTGGCTAATAGACCCCGCAATAGAGTCATTCTGAAGGCCTGGAAAACACCACGGGAACAACCTTTCACAGCCAAAACTATACTACGAGCATGCCTAAGTAACATAATCCACATCTCCTCTTTTTAGTTGCGACGTACTTGAAGGGTCGGATAACCGCTTCAAAACATCATTCAACTGCTCGAGCAG